GAACGTTGGAAAATAGAAATTACATGGTTAAAGCGGGAAAGTATAAAATGGTGTATGAGTATAGTCCGAGATTTAAAAAGGATCTATGGGAATTGAAAGATGTTCCAAATAGAACAGAGATAAAGATACATAATGGACGGGAAACAAGACATAGCAGAGGGTGTATATTGGTTAAAGACGTGGATAGTGTTCATAGGTTATTGGATAGTAAGAAAGAGTATAATATTAATATTAAAAATGAGTAAAATTATGTTAAAAGGATTAGCAAGAAAATTGGGCAGAGTATTAGCGCCAATAGTATTAAAAGAGTTAGTAGTAGTACTAGAAGAAATAATAAAAGTTGACATCAACCAAGATGGAAAAATAGGTAAATAAGTATTAACAATTAAAACAATTAAAGTAAATGGACAGTGTAAAAAGTTTTGAAGAAAAAGCAGCGGAGCAAGTATTGGAAAAAGAAGCAACCCCGTTAACAAGACATGATGTGGATGATAGTCCGTTCGTGGTTATTGGAAACGATGAAAATGGATGGGTTGGTACTATGGGAAAATATAGGCTAACAGAAGAATTTAAAACGTTAGATGAGTGTAAAGAAGATTTAAAAGAAATTACATGGAATCGAATAGTGCAAGTGTTAGTATTAATTAATCAAATAAATGAAGTAAAAGATGAGCAGTAGTGTAAAATTAGGCGGAGAGCGTCTAGGAAGTGGAAAAAAGAACAAGTATATAACAAAGACGTTCGAAAGAAGTACGCATAACTTAAGTTATTTATGGCGTAGTAGTATGAGTGCGGGTACATTAGTACCCTTTATGAGTGAGGTAGGATTACCAGGAGATACGTTCGATATTAGTTTGGATTGTGATGTGAAAACGTTACCGACGATTGGACCGTTATTCGGAAGTTATAAAGTGCAGTTAGATGTGTTTGAAGTGCCAGTAAGATTATTTCAAGGAAAGTTACACTTGAATAAGTTAGAATTAGGTAGGGAAATGGATAAAGTGCATTTGCCTCAATTGAATTTGACGCATGCGTATAAGCCTGAGGATATATATGATGATAATAGTCAGATAAATCCGAGTTGTATATTTAGTTACTTAGGGATAAGAGGACTAGGAAGAACGAAGAATGAGCAAACTGGAAACATAGAAAGAAAATTTAATGCAGTCCCCTACTTAGGATATTGGAGCATATTTAAAAATTACTATGCAAATAAGCAAGAAGAAAATGCGTATGTGATACACACGAAAAACGGGAATACAGATATAACAACGACAGGACAATTTGTAAAAAATAATACAAATGGTGGAGATAGTAGCATTACAGGATCATATGCAAATCTTGGAGCGGGAGAAGTCGGAGAAGTAAAATTATATTATAATAGAGAAACAAGTATTGGAGATATAGATTTTTATGAGGCAAAAATAAAATATAGAAGTGGTAGTGCGTCATTAACAGTACAGAAAGTTAGTGACCTTTTTAATGAATTTGAAATAGTTGATTCGGGAGTTAGTAAATATTTAAGATGTTATGATTTTAAAGGTTTAGATGATGGAGATTTATTAAAGTCTACAAGTTGGCAAAAATTTAATACAGTACAACCTAGTACAATACCTTATGCGAATGATACGACAGAATTAGAAGAGTTCCCGTTAGTGAATATTGATGAAATGACAATGGATTTGTTGACAGATGTGAGAAATACTGGAAGTTATACAATAAATAGTGCGTCAAGAACGCCTTATAGTTTACCATTAAAGACAGAAAATGGAGCAAGATGTATGATTGGAACTCAAGAAGGATTAGCATTAAAGACATACCAAAGTGATAAGTTCAATAATTGGATAGATACAGAATGGATAGACGGAACAAATGGAGTTAGTCAAGTGACTAGAGTTGGAACGGATGCAGATGGAAGTTTTACGATTGATGCGTTGAGTTTAGCAAATAAAGTATATAAGATGCTGAATAGAATCAACATGAGTGGTGGTAGTTATAATGATTGGATAAATGCAGTGTATAGTCATGATACAGTAAAGAAGACAGAGAATCCAGTATACCATGGAAGTTTGATAAAAGAGTTAGCATTTGAAGAAGTAGTAAGTACGGCAGAAACAGAAACAAGTGATACAGACCATGCGTTAGGAACATTAGCGGGACGAGGAAGATTGACAGGAAAGCATAAAGGTGGAAAAATGGTAGTGAAATGTCATGAGCCATGTTATGTGATGGGAATAGCAAGTATAACGCCGAGAGTAGATTATAGCCAAGGGAATAAATGGGATACAAATTTAAAGACATTGGATGATTTACATAAGCCTGATTTAGACCAAATAGGATTCCAAGATTTGATTACGGATGAAATGGCATGGTTTGATACAGAGATAGACCATACTGATGGAAATAAAATTGGTTATAGTTCAGTCGGAAAAGTACCAGCGTGGTTGAATTATATGACGGCAGTGAATCAGACAAGAGGAAACTTTGCGGAAGGAAATAAAGAAATGTTTATGACATTGAATAGAAGATATGAAGCAACGAATGAAAGTGGTAAAGAGGGTATTAAAGATATTACAACATATGTAGACCCAAGTAAGTTTAATCACATATTTGCAGATACGAATTTAGATAGTCAGAATTTTTGGACGCAAATTAGTGTAAATAACACCGCTAGAAGAAAGATGAGTGCAAAAGTAATACCTAACCTATAAAAAAGAAAGAAATGGGATATAAAGTGCCTAAAATGGCGAAAACAATAGTAAATGGAGTACCTAAAGTATATGGGGAAACAATAGAAGAAAAAGTAGAGCGAGTGGTAAACAATGGAGAACCTATTGAGGATGGGGCGCCGAATGTGTACACAGAGCGAAAACACGGAGTATTAGCAGAACATGATATCCGAACGGATAGATGGGAAGTGGCGGCTGAGGCTATGGATTCAGTGCAGAAAAGTACAAAGGCTCAAAGAGAGAAGAAAGGAATTACTAAAGACGACGTTGTGAAAGATGAAGTACAGAGTAAAGACCAAGGAAAAGTGAGTAATGGAGAGTAGCGAGAAGCTAGTCATTATGTGAAGTGTTTAATGGGGCATTTGGAAACTTATGCCCTATTACTTAAAACACGACTACGCACATAATAATATTATATCAAGTAAAGAGTAAAAAGCTTTTAAGAAAAGCACGAAAAATAAATAAATAGAAAACATGAGTGGAAATAATGGAACAAATTGGGGAGGAATAGCGACTGCGGGAGCGGGACTAGCCGGAGGAGTGTTAGGAATGATTGGACAAGGTAAAAGAGCCAGGAAAGCACACAACAGAAATAAAGAATTAATGGGAATGCAGTTTGCGAATCAACAAGCGTTGAATAAGCAAGGGCAACGA